AAGAACGAAACTCACTTTGAGAGTGGAATCACTCTACGAGGTGCGCTTTATGCTCGATATGCTGGTGTTTTAGGTAACTCTATTCAAGTTGATATCTTTGACGCAGCAACATTCGCTGCAGGCCAAGTACTTGTTGCTGGTGAATTGACCGAGCCTTTGACACAGTACTTTGATACTGCACCTTCGGCAGGTGAATATCACATCATCGTAACAGATGTAGACGGTGAACTCACTGGAACAGCTGGTTCAGTTCTCGAAACGTGGGCATTTGTTGGTACTACTGACGGTGACAAGAAGGAAGATGGTTCGAACAACTATTATGTTGACGTAATTAATCAGAATTCTAATTACTTCTATGTTGGTTCTGGTGTTGCAGCTGGAACACACAGCTTCACTCTAGGTGCTGATCAAACAACAATCGTTGCTGCAGATATTAAAAGCGGTATCGACCTTTTTGCTGACGCAGAAACAGTTGATGTCAATCTTATCTTCGCATCAAATGATGTTAATGATTCTAAGGAAATTGCAGAACACCTCATTCTAGTAGCAAATAATCGTAAAGATGTTGTAGCTTTCTGCTCGCCTCCTATCGAGGCTAGCACTGGTAATTCACCTCTTGCTGATGTGTTAAAATGGCACAATGGAACTAATGAGGTTCCTGGCGTTACTTCAACATCATACGCTGTATTAGATTCAACTGCTATTTACACATACAATAAGTATGCTGATAAGTATCTTTATATCCCAGCTTGTGGACATGTTGCTGGTCTTTGCGCTAATACAGATGATGTTGCAGAACCTTGGTTCTCACCTGCTGGATATAATCGTGGACAACTTCTAGGTATTACAAAACTAGCTTACAATCCAAAACAAGCCGAAAGAGATGAACTCTATAAGGCTCGTATTAATCCAATCGTTTCTTTCCCTGGACAAGGTACAATCCTTTTCGGTGATAAGACAGCGCAAGCTAAACCATCTGCCTTTGATAGAATCAATGTTCGTAGATTGTTTATCGTTCTCGAGAAAGCGATCGCAACTGCTGCTAAGTATCAGTTGTTCGAACTCAATGATCAATTCACACGTGCAATGTTTAGAAACATGACAGAGCCTTTCCTTCGGGACATTAAAGGTCGTCGTGGTGTTACTGACTTCTTGGTTGTTTGTGATGAAACAAATAACACTGGAGAAGTGATTGACTCTAATCGATTCGTAGCTGATATCTATATCAAGCCTGCAAGATCGATTAACTTCATTACACTGAACTTCATCGCCACTCGTACTGGTGTTGAATTCTCAGAGATCGTTGGAAAATAATTAAATAAAGAAAGGAAAACTATTATGGCTAACGTAGATGATTTTAAAGCAAAACTAATCGGAGGAGGGGCAAGGCCCAATCTCTTTAGAGCAACGGTTAACTTTCCTGCATATGCAGGAGGTAATACTGAACTCACATCTTTCCTAGTGAAAGGTGCACAATTACCAGGTAGCACAATCGCACAGATTGATGTTCCCTATCGTGGTCGCCAACTTAAGATTGCAGGCGATCGTACATTCGAAAACTGGACAATCACTGTTCTTAACGACGCTGCAATGGATGTAAGAAATGCATTCGAGCGTTGGATGAACGGCATGAATGAGCATACAGAAAACGTCGGTATCTCTACACCAACTGATTATCAGGTGGATATGACTATTGATCAACTCGACAAAGCAGATAACGTCACAAAGAGTTATACAATCCGCGGAGCATTCCCAGTGAATGTTGCAGCGATTGATCTTAGCTTTGACAGCAATGATGCCATCGAAGAGTTCACAGTTGAATTGGCTTATCAATACTGGGAGTCTGGTACAACAAGCTAAAACTTAATAAGCACTATACTTCCTGCTTAGGTCCAATCCCTAAGCAGGATTTATTGTATAAATAACATTATGGAATTATTTGGTTATCAAATCACAAAGAGGCTCGCATCAAAGAGAGATACAGAGAAAGACATTAAGTCCTTTGCACCAAAACCTGAAGAAGACGGCGTTTCTTCTACAGTTGCAGCTGGTGGATATTATGGGCAATATGTTGATTTAGATGGTTCAGCTTCATCGAACGATCAAGACTTGATCATTAAGTACAGAGAAGCAGCGCGCCAACCTGAGTGTGACTCAGCTGTGAGCGACATTGTTGATGCAGCGATTGCTTCAAGAACAACAGGAAGTCCGGCCGAGATTACATTAAACGATCTCGACCAACCAGATAGTATTAAAAAGAAGATTGCGAGGAATTCGACAACGTACTATCGCTTTATAAATTTAATAAGAATGCTGAACAGATGTTTCGGCAATGGTATATCGATGGAAGAATATATTTTCATATCATAATCGATGAAAAGAGTCCAAAAAGAGGAATTTTAGAAATACGTCCTATCGAATCTACCTTTATGAAGAAGGTAAAGGAAGTACAGACTGAAACAGATGCTAAGACGAATGCTACTATACAGAAGGTTGTAAATGAGTATTATATCTACTCAGAACAGTATTCAAATACTGGAGTTACGATTAATGCGCAATCTGAAGCTGGTGGAAAAGAGATATCTGGAGTGAAGATTGCGAAGGAAGCAGTCATTAATGTAACTTCAGGTCTTTTAGATGAATCACAACAACGAGTAGTTTCTTATCTGCACAAGGCTCTAAAGCCAGTGAATCAACTTCGAATGATGGAAGATTCGTTGGTTATGTATCGTGTAGCTCGTGCTCCTGAGAGACGTATCTTCTATATCGATGTTGGTAATTTGCCAAAGGGTAAAGCTGAAGAATATGTACAAAGCATTATGAGTAAGTATCGTAATAAGCTTGTATACGATGCAGCTACAGGAGATATTAAAGATGATCGTCGACACATGTCGATGCTTGAAGATTTTTGGTTACCTCGCCGTGAAGGCGGAAGAGGAACTGAAATCACTACTCTTCCAGGTGGAGAAAACCTAGGACAGATTGATGATATTGTTTTCTTCCAACGGAAGTTGTATAAGACTCTCAATGTTCCAGTTTCTCGATTAGATTCTGAAACATCATTCAGTCTTGGTAGATCTTCTGAGATCACTCGCGATGAAGTAAAGTTTCAGAAGTTCGTTGATCGTATTCGTAAGAAGTTCTCTTCTATATTGCTGGAAGCGCTGAAGGTTCAGTTGATCTTGAAGGGAATTATTGGAAAAGATGAATGGGAAGACCTTGCGAGCGATATGGCTGTTAGCTTTATCGAAGATAACTACTTCGCTGAATTGAAAGAATCTGAAATTCTTACAGCTAGAATTGAAATGCTTGATCTGTTAGGCGAGAATGTTGGTAAGTATTATTCTACTAAATGGATTCGAAATAACATACTTAAGCAATCTGATGAAGATATTGAAAGAATCGATGCTGAAATCGCAGAAGAACAACCTGAAGAAGGTGCGGATGATGATATGGGTTTTGAATCGGTAGAAGCATCTGAAGAAGATATTATAATTGATGAAGAAGTCAATAATCGTACGGAGGAATTGCACGAAGCTCAAATCAAAATGATTGATACAATGAGCAAAATACTGGATGATTAATAAATAGTATTATGTCATCAATATTAGATAATGCAAATAGTGTGTTTTCTGTAGCAATATATAAAAAGCTTCAAAAACAAATAATACCTCTTTCAGAAAAACTGGATGGGTTAGAAGAAAATGTGCAACTGATTGAAGCTGTTCCTGGCCCAAAAGGAAAACCAGGAATTAGAGGTGATAAAGGCATTAAAGGTGATAGAGGAAATGTTGGTCAACAGGGTTTAAAGGGTGATACTGGATTACAAGGAATACGCGGACCTAAAGGAGACACTGGTCTAAAGGGTGATCAGGGGATCAAAGGAGATCAGGGTGAAACTGGTCCACAAGGTGAGCAAGGATTAAAAGGTAAAATTGGTCCACAAGGTGAGCAAGGTGTTAAAGGCGAAACTGGTCAGCAAGGTCAGCAAGGTGTTAAAGGCGACACTGGTCAGCAAGGATTAAAAGGCGACACTGGTCAGCAAGGATTAAAAGGCGGCACTGGTCAGCAAGGATTAAAAGGCGATACTGGTCAGCAAGGATTAAAAGGTGAAACTGGCCAGCAAGGTGTTAAAGGCAATACTGGTCCACAAGGTGAGCAAGGATTAAAAGGCGAAACTGGTCTACAAGGTGAGAAAGGAGATTCTGGGAATGATGCAGAATTGCCAGATATTAATAAACTTATCGAACCTCTTTTTGTTAAAGCAAAGGATGAATTAGATTCGTATGTAATAAAAACTGATAGAGATTTTAAGAATTGGAAATCTGCTGTGAATACTCAGCTTTCAACCATCGGAGGAGGTGGTGAAGTCTGGTTAAGTCGTTTAAATGATGTTCAGAGTTCAACGGCTAAAGTTGACGGAAAATTTCTGCAGTACGATGCGGCATTAAAGAAGTGGGTAGGTGCCGAAGTTTTATCTGGTGAAGTTGGTCCACAAGGCATTCAAGGGATTCAAGGTGAGCAAGGTGTTCAGGGTGAAACTGGTCCACAAGGTGAGCAAGGCATTCAAGGTGAGCAAGGCATTCAAGGTGAGCAAGGCATTCAAGGTGAAACTGGTCCGCAGGGTGAAGGTGCAACAACCGATAATCCAGAATTTACTGGTACCGCAACATTTGAAAAAA